ACCACTCAGCGTGCGAGTACTTGCGCGGACGGGGCTTTGACCCTAAAGAGCTCGGTAGTGTCTGGGACGTGGCGTACTGCGAAGAAGCCGCAGCGGAGTATCCACTAGTAAACGGGCGGATCATTACACCAGTTACCATGAACGGCGAATGTGTTGGGTGGCAGGCACGTGCACCGTTCGAGTGTGACTGGGGCGCACGCCACATACCCAAGTACTACAACTTGCCAGGAATGCCTAAGACCTCAATGCTGTACGGCTACGACCAAGCTGTAGGTGAGCCGTTCTGCATTGTTGTCGAGGGAGTTACTGACGTTTGGCGCGTGGGTGTTGGCGCTATAGCCACATTTGGCAAGACGTTGAGTTTTAGCCAAGCAGAGCTTATATACCAAAACTGGAAAAAGGTCGTTATTGCTTACGATAGCGACGCACACGAGTATGTTGAGCGCGCAAAGATGATGCTCGAAAGCAAGATGGATGTAGTTCCTATGCTATTACCTAGCGGTGACCCCGCTAGTATACCTAATGAAGAGTTCTGGACGGCAGTACTCGCCGCGGCTGATGAGTGTAGGATAGACCTGCTCGGGCGCGATACCAATTAAAATATTGGTTTGTCACAGGATAAACATCTCAAGAACAAGAAAGCATATGACTACTTCAGTTGCTACGCAACGACAAGAACCGGCAGGTCCTCCATCGTTTCCGCAGGAATATCAAGATTGGCTAGACGCTGTTGGCGTTGCTGCGCAGGGACAGCCATTTTTTATTGGACGCAAGTGGGCTAGGGACTACGCAATAAATGCAGCTTGCAGCCGTGCCGCTGATGCTAAGGGTGTCGAAGCACGTCGACGCCTTGCCGAAAGCACAGTTGCAGCTTACGCAGATTCCGTAAACAGAGGTGCGCACGTAGACGGCGTAGCACGCGTCCTGGTTAATACAGAAGGACTTACTTGTGGCGGCTTCCATACGCTGGAAGGCATAAGTAGAACGGACAAGAGGGCAGTTGTGCGCGTAGAGTTCGGCTGGACCGACGAAGAGATATTGGTAGAAGGCTTGTCTCGTCCAATATCAAACGCAGATCTGTTAAAACTTTCGCAAACTGACGGGCAGGCTGATGACTTGTCGCTTGTCGCGCAGGTAATCAACGGATTTGATAGATTCGCACACAAAGTAGATAAACTCGTGCAACTCGAGCAACTGCCGACGTATGCAAAAGGACTAGCCTTTGTCAGAAAAAACGTAAAGCGCGAGTCGAACGTTACGGCTAGTGTAGCTACGCGTGGCGCTATCCTGAAAGCATATCTTTACTACGAAGACCATCCATCGAAACTGGTGCGGCTCAAGAAATTCTGCGAAATCTTACCAACCGGGCAGTACAATAGTATTGCAACGGATGCTATCGCGGGCACGTTGCATACGAAATTAGCAAAACTTGATTTTGGCACTGGCACGGATCGCAAACTCGCATACCAGTGGACCGAATACGCGATTAAACATTTCATGGACGGTACGACATCGTGTAGCTGGCGCCCCAAAAATGCAGAGTTGTTTAACGGTAAGGCACCATCAAAACGAACGTCACGACAGCCTACTGGCACGTTGAATTTTACTAACTTTCGGCGTACATAAATGCTTGATCTCAACAGCGCAGACCTCGAAGCTATCTTTCGCGGCGATACGAATAACGTAAACGCGTGTAAATACCCCATGTACCCTCTGACCTCCCCGGGAATGCCACCAGCGGGTCCAAGTTTTATAGAACACGCGCTCGCGATAGATGGTGTTGCTCCGGTTACCACCGAGGGCAAGGGTAAAAATAAGCGCGTTGTAGATATCTCGTTTACCTTAAATGAGCTGTACCTACGCGCGTTGTACGACGCAGACTTCACTCTGCCTATTAAGCTCAAGGGGCAAGCAGACACGGTGCGTCTAATCCCTGGGCACCTCTGGGGCGACGAAGCCTCTGGACCCACTTTTGTACCAGATGAGCTCCTCGCGGGCGGTGCGCGAGTTATGGTTGTTGGCAAGATGCCAGGTGCAGACGAAGTACAGCAGGGGCGTAACTACACCGGACCTTCCGGAGAAGAGCTGCGTACTACCCTGATCCGTCTGGGGGTGCCAGAGGAGCAGCTCAACAACTGGTATATGTGTAATCTCTGTCGGTGGCCGATGCCCTCCGCGGTCACCGGGCAGATGCCCGCCGCGTGGATTAAGGACTGCCTTCCCCTTCTACACCAAGAGTTCCGGCTGAATCGCCCGGACTACGTGCTTTGCCTCGGCGCAGAAGCCACTAAGGCGGTTTGCGGGCAAGGCTACTCGGTGGGCAACATGATCGGGCGGTACCTTGAGATATCAGTGCCCCTACACGATCTGGGTGAGCCAGAAATTGTACACAAGATGAAAGTCATGGCGGTCACCCACCCCGCTGCGGTCTTGCGCACTACCGAACTCTACCCAGGATTCGAATCTGCGCTGCGCAACTTCGTAGAGCTTATCAAGGGCAACGACTTTGCAGTCTCCTCGGATAAGAGCGTCACCTGGACAGCTGTCTATAAAGAGCGTGACCTCGCAGAGCACGTGGATTTTATCCTACGAACACCTGGGCTAAAGAAGATCGCCATAGACGGCGAGTGGCACGGTAACCACCCCGGGGAACCAGGCTCCTACCTGCGCACTATCCAGATTTCCGCCAACGGCAAGTTCGCGGTGATTATTGTCTTGCGGCACCAAGGTGGCGCACCCGCGTTTGCGCCTTCCCTACCCGGGGCAATGCGCCAACTAAACCGGCTGCTCGACAGGGACGACGTACAGATGATCGGCAGTTTCCTCGCCGCTGACTTGCCGTGGTTGCTGTATAACGGCTTAAACGTCCACCGGCGGATTCGAGTGCCCGGTAACTTTGAGGAGTTCAAGGGCGGTAACTACCCAGGTGTGTACGACGTAGCGCTAGCGCAGCACGCGTGTAACGAGACCGGGGATTACAAGCTGGAAGTAATGGGTTCGCGGCTCTGCGGCACCGATAGGTGGGACGTGGATATAGCAAAGTGGAAGCATAGATACTGTGCCGAGAATAAGATTAAGCAGGAAGATTTAGCTGGCTACGGCGAAGTGCCTGATGAAATCCTGTACCCTTACTCAGCGAAGGATAGCGCTATTTCGTGGCGACTGGCAGAGCTGCATAATAATCAACTACTAGACGCAGACCAGTTTGGTAACGAGTGTTGGCACGCATTCCACGTCTCTATGCAAGCGTTTCCCGCGTTTAATGAGATGGGCTGTGCTGGTATAAAAGTAGACCCGCAGCGCATAGATGAGCTGACCGATCTATTCAGCGAAGCTAGTAAAGCAAAGTTAGATGAGCTGCGTACAGCTATTAGGTGGCCCGATTTCAATCCACGTTCCTCACAGCAAAGTATCGAGTTTCTCTTTGGCGAACAGTATTCGACAAAGATAGATAAAGAGACGGGTGCCAGGATTCGTACTAGACCTCCAGGCGCAATGTCCTTAGGCTTGCGTCCAGTAAAGAGCACTGGCAAAAGCAAAGCGTGGGATTGGGTCGAGGCTAGGGGAGAAACTGCTAAGTACAGTCCCAATACAGACAAAGAAACCCTGGGTATCTTAGGCGCTCGCCACCCGCTAGCCAGAGCACTGCGCGATATTAGGCTGATAGACCAGGTAAATAAAAGCGTCTTTCGACAGCCTAAGCGCAAGGGCGCAGAGCTAGTCATGCAGTACGGGAGACGCGTATACGGCGGCGGTCTTGGTAAATATATCTGCCAGGATAGTCGTATTAGGTCTACTTTTGTGCAAGTCAAAGAGACTGGCAGAGCCAGTAGCGCACGTCCTAATCTTCAGGCACTTAGTAGCAAGCGCGAGGACGACTATCGACGCATACTGGGTAGCAACTATAAGTACCCGGTGCGTTCTTGTATAACCGCTAACGACGATCCTAGCTACGGCGATGAGACAGTGTTACTTAGCGGAGACTATAAAGGCGCAGAGCTCATGCTCATGGCTGTACTCGCCAGGGATGCTACGATGTTGGATCACTGCAGAAGAGCTAACTTACCCGAGAGTGATCCGAACTACTATGATATGCACGCGCGTGTAGCTTGTCGCTCATTCAGGTTGGATTGCGAGCCTACGAAAAGCGGGTTGCGAAGCATTGGTAAACCTGGACTTCGCGTGGGTGCGAAGTCAATTTTATTCGGTATAGAATACGGCCAGTCTGCAGAGAGCTGTGCGCGTAAGTGCGGCGAAGAGGGCATTAACATCACTGTGCAAGAAGCGCAAGATGTTATTAATGCTATATTTGAAACGTATCCAGGAATACCAGTACTACAGCAAGCTCTGAGAGAAAGAGCAAACAATCCGTGTTGGATACGTAACTATTTTGGGCGCATGCGCCGATGTATACCCACCAGTGATAGAGCTGCAATGGGGGCTATGGAACGTGAATTCTTAAACTTCCTTAAACCAGCTGCTTGAGGAAGTAAAATGGGGTGAACTCAGGGAAAGCCAGTTGCAATAATTTACAATATAGCATACAATGCGTTGTAACTTATGGTGATCCTGAGCCAAGCTTGCAGAATGATTTTAATGTAGGCAAGAAGGTGCAGAGACCAATGGTTGAGGAAATCTACCAATAAAACCAACAAGAGCGCCCCAACACGAAAGTGTATGATATGGTCCGAACTATCGCAGCAAATATTGTTAAGTTGTGCAAAGAGTGTAAAGTTAAGCCAGCTCCTTATGGGCAGACACGCTGTATAGAATGCCAAAGAAAATGGCGCAGCGATGGTATGCGCAAACGCCGCGCGTTGAACAGAGACGATCTTATCAAAGAAAACAGCAAATTACGCAAGCGCGGCAAGCGTATCTGTAGTATATGTCGTAAATTGCGAGTTCTATCTGAGTTTTCTACATCGCAGCCGAAGCGAAAAGGTAAGCTAAACAAAATCTGCGATGCATGTTTGACTAGCAGGTATGTAAAACGTGGTGAGCATAGCGGTATAAACGAAAACTTTTGGCGGCGTAGAGCATATAGCGTTAACAGCGCTACTAGGCAACGTTTAGCCAGAATACGCAGATTGCCGCTTTCTGCATTGGACTTAACGGATTTAGCATATGAAGTGAAGCCACAAGATCTAGCACAGATGTTTGAGAAACAACACCTATGCTCTTATTGTGGTATCGAACTTACTGCAAATAATATGACAGTGGATCATATTATTCCGTGGTCACGTGACGGTGGTCAGCAATTAAGTAATCTATGCTTGTGCTGTAAACCCTGTAATTTGCTTAAATTTACTATGACCGCTGAAGAATTTCGCTATTTCTTACGTGGCTATGCACAACTTATCAATAAAGCGATAGAGCGATGGGATAAAGAGCCTGTCGGTTAACAATTTTGTTGCAATCACAAGTAGCGGATGCTGTAAGCATTGCGCTGTACTATTTATATAACCATCCGCGCAAAGCAGAGTTGGGTTATAAGATAGTTTTACAACTACATGATGCTATAATTATAGAAACTACAGCACGATCTATAGACACAGTATACAATGAGATTATGCCAGAGTGCATGGTAGACTCTGTAGCATTCAAATCAGCGGATTTGGACGGAGTGCCATATACCGACTCGCCGCTATACCATTTCGGTCTAGACATCGAATGTTATGCACGTTACGGCATGCATATAAGCACAAAGGAGTGCGATACGTTGGGCATTAGCCACACGTACGCAGAGTAACATGTTAAACGTACAAAAGTATCTAGCAGACCAACGGTCTTTATGCGATAATGACCATGCAGTTGACGAAACCGTTAACTTACTGACTTACAACCTTTTTCTTTTTGGAGAATCAAAACAGTGACACGCCAAGGCGCAGTTGCTACTTCTACCGGTCGCTACCGGATGTCCAGCGAAGGACAATCTTCACAGCAGGGTCTTCAGGGCATGTATGTCCTCAAGGACAGCGCAGGCTGTTCGGTGTACCGGCCCACGTGGCAGGGTACTCGTACTGTCATCCGCCCGTTCCCGGGGCGTAACCCCGAAGCCCCACAAGAGTGGGACCCGTTCCGGCTCTCAGACGAGCCGCGTGACTTTGGCGATTGGATTCGCCGGTACGATATGGCGCACTCTCTCGGCAATCCTGGGATTACCTTCGTAATCAAGGACCCGATGAACAAGACGATCGACGACCAGCAGAATCCTGTCTGGATGCTCTATCGTGCTATCAATCAAGCCATCAAGGCAGGTTCTGGGCTGGCAAGCTGGAATCCCCTGATTTTCGGTGCAGCTGGGCGCTCCGCGCCACTCACACCGCCAAAGGACGGCTTCCTGCTCCAAGGCGTGCTGATGGAACATAAATCCAAGATGTCCATGAAGGGCAGCAAAATGGAAGATCGTCCTATCGTGATGCTACTGTCCCAGTCCGCTGGCAACGCGCTCTTGGAGAAGCTGGAAGAGCGGGACGTTAACGGCGAACTCGTCTACGGCGACGCCACAGATCTCGACGCTGGGTACTTTATCCAGTTCCACCAAGCTGGCACGCAGAATCGCGCTGCCGCAGCAGGACCCTCTCGCTCGCTTGCTTCGGTAGGCGGCGGAAGCGCCGCTGAAAACATGCGCTACGAGGTGGAGTTCCTGGACGTGTGGAATAGCGTCGCCCCGAACTTCGATACGGTAGCCGATTTGGCTAATGCCCACGTTAAGCTGTGGGACAACATCGTCCGTATCCCAACCATCGAGGAGCAAGTCGGTTTGATTTGCAATGCTGGCATCCCCGCATCCGCGGTGGTGTACGCCCTCGGAGACGTTTACGGGGAGTACATCCCGCAGGCAGTGCACGATAAGGCGCGTGCGGAAGCCAACGGTGGTGGACCTGTAGTCGGCGCGGTCAATACGCGCACGCCTGCGCCTGGTACCACCACGATTGCTGGCGGACGGCGTACGCCTCCTCCCGCACCCGTGGCACCTCCCGCAGAGGTTGCGGAAGAGACTGGCTCTGTGACCCCCGCAGAAATAGCGGAGGCGGTAGCGACGCCCACACCCGAAGTGCCGTTCGACGCGCAACCTACACACGCAGACGGAGCGCGCACCCGCGCCACCGCTGACGCGTTGGAGCGTGCACGGCGACGTGCACGGCAGTAAACGCAGTTAAAACGCTTGGTCGACTACCCAGCAGGTTCGCCTGCTGGGTAGTTTCATTTAGGAGCCACAAATGGCAAAACGAAAAGCTCGCGTAGCTGAAGTAATAGATACAGCCACGGGACAGCCAACTGTAGATGAATTCTTCGCGCGGGTGGTGCAGAACGTGCACGCCAAGTTGCAGAAGAAGGGCATACTGGTAGGGCATAGCCCTATGATCACCGTATTACCCGTGCCTGCATTTATCATCAGATACTTGCTACAAAATGAGGGTTTGCCTCTGAGCTGTATTTATCAAGCAGTGGGGCCACAGGCGTCGTACAAATCCACGTTTGCCGCCGAGGTGATTCGTTGGCACCGTATTTGTGGCGGCATGGGCATCTTACTAGAGGCTGAAACTAAACCAACACCAGAGCTGCGCAACTCGGTGCTAAACTACGATAGCGGCGCCGTACACGTAGAAGACTGCCAAACGCAAGAGCACTGGCAGGATAAATGTACGTACCTGACCAACGAAGTACAGAAGTTATCAGGACAGTCAGCGGGACCTGGCCGCACTAAGCCCTACTGCATCGTAGTGGACTCGCTCACCGGCAAGGCGAGCGCGCAGACCATCAAGAAGATAGATGAAGAGGGACACGCAGGTCTCCACTATCCGATTGAAGCCAAGAACATGGCTGACTACATGAGGGCGTACCCACAGAAGATCCTCGGGTGGCCGATGACCTTTATCGGCGTTAACCACCTAAAACTAGCAATGGATGAGCGAGGTAATCCTGACTACAACATTCCAGGGGGGTGGAGCCTTAAATTTCAGTGCGCGGCGATCTTCAATCTCGAGCGCATGGGTCAGATTAAGGAGTTTGCTAACTACAAAGCGGCTACCATCTCCATGCAGACGATCAAAAATTCGTACGGGCCAGACCGTATTCGTATCCAGGTGCGGTTCAAGACGTGGTACAACGAGGACGCGCCTGGCGTGCATCGCTTGCACAGCCGTTTCGAGTGGTGGGAGGCGGGAATCCTTTTCCTATCAGATGGGCTCGGTTTGTCTGATGCCAAAAAGAAACTGCTGCAACCCAAGCTCAAGGAGGCGTGCGACATCAGGGAGAAATCTGGCGGGTCTGCTGGGAAACTCTACTATTCCAATCGACTCGGCGTTTCCGCCTCTGACGCGATGTCTGCACACGAGCTCGGCGTCCTACTGGAGACTCGTCCTGAAGTCCTTGCGGACATTTACACAGTTACAGGCATCCAACGCCGTCCCTTCTTCCGCCCAGGGGTGGACTATATGAGCCAGCTTGAGGAGCACGCGTACGTAGCTGCGCAAGCTGACGCAGCAGATGATGCTATCAAACGCTTGCAAGCGCTGCAGGAAGCAACCCTTTACGATAACAATACCGATGATGGACCAGCCGACGAACCCGACGAATGATCCGGTAGCTGACTTCCTTGCTAACCGTGCTGGCTTGTGTCGTGAGGCGCAAGTCGAGCACGCGGCGGTGGGGAGGATACTGAAAGCTGCTGGTATTAAGAAAAGTACCGCGCAGACGTTTAAAGACTTGGTGGATATGGGCTTCCCCCTGCGCTTAGTTGTAGCCGCTGTGCCGAAGCGCGAGCGCGCTACCCTGATAAAGGACATTATGTCCAGACCCACTAAGACGCGGCTATACGCTGCGTACGAGGATGCGTTCGCAGATTGCCCTGACGCAGAGGGAATGCTAGGTATAGTCGTGCCGTGGTACGGTGGGTTGTACGTGTGGCATGATTGGGGCATTACACGGTTGGGCACCGCTGGCTTCTACACCAAGATCTACAACAAGTACTTCTACTTCGAGACCCTGGGGAGCTTGATGTCGCGGCTGGGTCCTTATGAGGAGTGGTAGATGCGTACGTCCCTAGTAATGCGCCAACACCTCCAGACGTTCGCGTCCGGAGAAGAGGATACGATGCTGGCGCACTTGGAGCGGATCGACAACGCCACCGTCAAGCAGTTAATCTCCTCGCCCCGGGATATCGAGCTAAAGCCTGACGGCAAGCTTGCTAGCAATGACTACTACCTTACACCCCTAGCATTCAAACAGCTCTGCACATATACGGCTAAAGGCTTATACGGGCTTGTTGCGGATGTTGGGGCGGTGGTGGGTAACGCACGATCCTTGGACGCGTACACCTCTCCTGCGTTGGCTACGGAGATAATCAACAAGGTAGTGCGTCTGCGCTTCACTGTACCTGACGGCATCTCCTGTAAAGCGCTCATCCTGAATACCGAGAGCAAGACAGTTGACGGCATTGTGGGAGCGAGATACCGTTACCAGCCACACCACCAGTTGTATACAACCGTCAGGGATATGATTACCGACTTGTACCCGACGACTACGTTTGCACGCGCGTCGTTAACGGGCAGACGCTTTGCGTTTACGCTCATCAACCGGTGTTACAGTTTGGGACAATTGCTACTGGTGCCTGGGTTATACTTCACAAACAGCGAGGCTGGAGAGGCGGGTATACACGCTGGACCTACGCTGTTTGTAGAGGATAGCTTTGCGCTCGGAGAAATGAAGCATATAGCGCACACCCAGAGTGATTTTGAGCCACGTCTCGCTAAACTCGTAGATTGGGCTGTAGAACGCTACGTGGCGCTACGTCAACACTGTCCTGGGATCTATAATAAGCTGTACGCCCCGTTGAATGTTGTTGTCGCTAACAAAATCTCTGACGTCACACGTCGGCGGTATACCCGGCAGATAGCTAAGTATACTGGGGCAACCCTAGCCGACGAGGTTATGCGCAAAGCCTTGTTCCAAGGCGCAGACGGCAAAAATATACCCGCCAAGATCGAGATTACTGAAGTTGCAACACGGACGTACAGAGATCTTGTGTTAACGCTCTGCCGTACAGGCGTTGGGCGATATCATACAATTCGCGAGCGGCTCGAGCGAGCTGCGTTTAGTTTCCTTCTAGGTTAGAGGACAAATGGCTAAGACAAAGGCAATGCTGCCAGCCAAGATTGATGACATGACCGCCCTTCAGGCGATCTCCTCCTTCAACGAATACGAATCCAAAGTATTCAAAGAGCTCTCGGATATTATCCGGAAGCATAACAAAGAGAATCTCAATTGGTATTGGGATCTCGGGGTGCGGCTCACTGGTGTGCAGGAGGACGCCAAGAAGAACAAGGATCACTACGGCAAGAACATCCTCGGTAGGGTGTCCGCCGCCTTGGGCTTTAAGACCGTGGGACCGTTGTACCAAGCGCTCCGCGTGGTGGAAGCGTTCGGGACAAAGAAGGCGTTCACAGAGTACACGAAGCTGGCGGGCGAAGCTGGCAACGTGCTCACGTGGGGGCATATCTGCATGCTCGCGGGCGTGGGCGATCCCGACGTGCGGCTGGATCTGGCGGCTGCCGCCCTAGAGAAGGGGTGGCCCGTGGACACCCTAGGTGAACAGGTTGCCGCGCTGGTAAACCGCAAGCAGCGGGGTATTCGGAAAGCCAAGCCAAAGGTGAAGATCCCCACTAGCGTTAAGAAGTGCTTACAGCACGTCACCGCGCAAGCAGAGGCTTTCGTGTACGCGGTGTCGTCCTCGTGGACCGGGGACGCCTTTGACCTCAAGGCGCGGGTCGAGGATATCCCGGCGGGGAATCTTAACGACGCCCTCCTCACCGAACTCCAAGCAGCGCGTAAGCGCGTAGCAGAGATGGTGGAGAGTGCGTGCACGATGGACGATCAGCTGAAGCTCGCTGAAGCTGCTATCCAGCGTAAACTCCGTGCCCAAGCTGCGGCAGACGCAGCCGCGGAGGAGGAAGAAGAGGAAGAGGAGGAAGTCGAAGTCGACGAGGACGACGATGACGTTGGCTTCGACGACGAGGCGGAGGACTCCGTAGTTAGCCTGGAAGACTTGGCTGGCGACGACGAGGAGGAAGAGGAGGACGATGATGCAGCTATCACGTTCGGACCTGAACCCGTCGCGGAGACGGAAGAAGAAGATGAGGATAACTATATCAACATCGGCGCGGAGAAGAATGCTGCCGCTCGTGCAAAGGCAGCGGCAGCGCGTGCACGTGAACGTGGCGCGCGGACACGCCGACGGTAACAACAATAGCCTACGCTGCACTCGTGCGGCGTAGGCTAGCTAGGGGAATATGGCACGAACAACACATACGGCGTCGTTCTTGGATGTAACGCCGTACTTCAACAATCCAACAGTACCGTTGGACCCGATTTCGAAACTGCCTATGGTGCAGATAACCCTGCCGCTCGAAAAGGGTGCGGTGTGGCACGCGCGGATACTGCCAATGATCACCAATCAGCCGGACGATAACCGGGCGTGGTCGTACGTGCGAGAGGGGCAGCTCGTACGCGTGCCCCTGCTACCGTACCGTATTAGCCAGGACCTACCGCAAGGAGTTCTCGGCATCATGGATATGACGCAGTGCTTGTCTGAGGCGTATCCGAATGCGGTACACACACATATTGTAATCGGCACACCCGCACAAGCCTTGCAGGCGGAAGACGGGCAAAATGTTATGCGGGTGTGGATCGGCTTCGCAGCGAGGACGGAATAATGGCTGAAGACAAAATGACCTTGAGCGAGTGCGCACACTGTGTACAACAGCTCAATACAGACTTGCAGAGGCAGACCAACGCGTACCGGTACTTCACCCAGGCGAAGGCGCACCTGCACAATCTTGTACACGAAGACAAAGTTGACGGCAGTAAGCGCCTCCCGTTTGTCACGTTTACCTTCCCGGACGGAGCGAATAAGCCAGGCGAGTATAAGCTGGACCTCAACAACGTCGCTCCCGAAGCGTTACAGGATCTTGAGCCGCTGTTCGAGATACTGACCGACGAGATCGGTAAAGACTTGTTGGTGGCGTGGGGGCGGCTAATCCATATTACCGATACAGCTAAGCCGCATATCGCGGAGGCGCGTCATGCTCTTTCAGCGGATGTCGTATGACCGTAAAGATCGTCGACGATGAATACGTGAGCGCGCGTGCTGTCATGTCAGACGTCACGCGCCTCGCGTTCGACGGTTACCAGCTAGCGGATCGCGACACAGAGAACACGGTGGGGCTGGTAATCACCTTAATGGATGGCGCGCGCCAGTTGGGTAGTTGGCGCGGCTTTTCCGCTGTGCGTAACCGCCAAGGCGAGATCGCTAAAGAGCTAGCACGTCCGGTACTCCAAGCAATGGTGCACTTTCTCAACGCAGGGGGTGCACCCGCGGACATACTGGAATTCGCGGGACTTGCGGAGCATATGCCGCAGCTCAACTATCGTGGCTTTGAGCTTGCGGGCGTACGCGACGAGAGCGATCGTGAAGTCTACTACATTACAGATGACCAGCGGGTAATCCGCGTTTTCCCAGGCATTATGTCTGAAGAGGTTTCTCAAGAGGAATTGGATGAAGAAGGTATACAAGAAGACGCCGAGTAAGGCGCCAGTTAAGAAAACTGTTAAGAAGGCGCCTGTGGTTAAGCCCGCGCCTACCCCCAAGACGCCGAAGCTTGGCGACCTTTATATCTGATGGCAAAGTCATTTAGAGTTGCGGTGGACTTTGACGGCACTATCGTCGAACACCGATTTCCTGAGGTCGGTAAACCGGTACCAGGAGCGTTGGAGTGGCTGCACAAGTGGCAAGACGCGGGTGCTACCCTAATCCTTTGGACTATGCGTAGCCCCGCACAAAACAACTACGGTGATTGTCTTGAGCCTGCTGTAGCGTACTGCGAAGAACACGGTATTCACTTTGACGGCGTCAACGAGGGCCCGGACGACCGTAGCTGGACGACGAGCCCTAAAGTATACGCGCACGTATACGTGGATGACGCTGCTTTCGGGTGTCCGCTTACATTCCCTGATAACGGTGACCGCCCACATGTTGACTGGGACATAGTCGGTCCGGCGGTGCTAGAAATGATAAAGGACAGTGGCTAAGCATCGCGTCGCAGCGGTACCGTACAATCTTGCGAGGGTATTTCTTACCCGCGACAAGCTTATGGGAGAGACCCTAGTAGAGTTTCTCGGTACAGAGCTTACCGCGGACTGGTTTGAGTTATTCGTCGAGAAGCTCGGCGACGCCCTGGAAGTGAGAGCGCCCACTGTGTTTGACAGTGTGCGCTCTCTCGCTGGGGTGGTACTCACGCGCCCTCTCGCGTACGCCCTAGCGTGGCGGCTCGCGGGTAACTTAGATGTACTGCGAGAAGATATCCCCGTGCCGCCGTGGTTTACCCAGGATGTTGAGGAGTGGCTTCCCGTGCAGGTACTCTCCTGGCAACCAGAGAAGAGCGCACGCGGTAAACCTATGAATGGGTATCGCGTGCGGGTGCTTGCGGGTAGCGCGTGTCCTCTACAGACTACCGCGTCGTGGCCCGCTGGCTTCACGAAGATGATAGCGCGGCAAATAGGCTTTACAGCCCGGAGGGGGAAAATGCCATTTCAGCACCCCTCTGAGCTAGTGCAGTTGCGTCTGCGTGTTCTAGCTGACCCAGTACGGTCGAAACCAGGGCAGCTCGGCTTCTGGGAAGTCGCGGGCGGCGCTGGGTTAACTAATTGGAACAAAGAGATTCTTAAGATGCGGGCGCGCATTGATTTTGCGTGCCCGGAAAACTACACACACCCGTGTTACCGGTGTGCAGCTGGCTGGGATATATGCCCAGCCGCAACGCATAAGGATTCTATCTATGATGACAGAGCAGCAGAGGGAAACCCTCCGGGAGAAGCTTCGCGCGAACTCCGCGGAATCACCATCCGAGAAAACAAATGAATTGGGTAACGCCACGCACATTTTTTATAGGTCACACGACCGTCGACACCGACGGTCTGAAAGACTATCTAAGGCACACAGAGCAGGATGAGTTCCTTAACGCGTACACCGACGCTGAGAAGTACGGCTTGACGCCTGAGGAAATCCTGATCTCGTTCTACGCTAAGCTTTGCTACAAGAGCCTAGTCTTAGGTTTGAACGATAATATTTCGCGCATTCGCAATGTGCGGGACAACATCCTGGGCTGCATCAGCACAGGACACGGGGCTATTTTTGAACACGTGTGGTTCAACTTCGTAACTACGAACTGCTCGCGCATCTTTACGCACGAGCTAGTACGCCACAGGGTTGGCGTTGCGTACAGCCAGACCTCTGGAAGGTACTGTCAGCTGGATAAGATCGACATGGTGGATGAGCCGCTTATCACCAACGACCCCCACGCGAAGGCTACAGCCGAGCGCTTAATGGCTGCGACCGAGACCTCGTACGACGTGCTAGCAGAACAGTTAGGGCTCTCCGCCCACGGGCTACCCTTCGACGAGAAGAAGAAGATCACCTCGGCGCTTCGTAGGATTGCCCCTAACGGGCAAGCTAACGAGATGGGGTGGTCGTGTAACCTCCGCTCCCTGCGGCACCTACTGATGATGCGCACCTCGCGCCACGCTGAGAGGGAAATCCGCGCCATTTTTAATGACGTGTACAAAATCATCAAGGGGCGGTACCCGCTCCTGGTAAGCGACGCACACGAAGAGGAAGTCAACGGGCTGCTAGAGATCTCTGGGATGAAGATGCAGCAGTACGACAAAACTATTGACGAGTATTCCTTGGAAGAATTACTCGCCGCTGCTACCAAGAAGGCAAGTGCGCACGCCCGCTAAGTTTGAGGCGCTGGCAAATATCGCCCGCCAAGTTGTTACCCGAGCGCGCGTAGATTCGTACGCTGCGCGGCGCGGGTGGTACGACATTGACCCCCGCGATCCCAAGGAATACCGTCGTGCAGAGGACCATTGGAACGACCTCTGCGACGCAGAACAATGGAAGTATCCAGGGATCGCACGAGAGATCTACTGGGACGCTGTAGGACAAGCGCCGCACCGTGACGCTACCAACAACAGTTGGTGGGCGTACGCGCTTCAGGGCGCGCCCACCTCCCCGTTAGTGAACAAATTACGCGCTATTCCGTACGCACCGCCGTACTTGCAGCATAGCGCTTAATTTCGTAAACTCGGGGCATGAATACTTCAGAACAAGACGGCACGCCCGTCGCATGCCCCGAGAAGCAGAAGAAGAAGCACAACCTTCTACAGTGGCGCCCGAAAGAGCCCACTAAGATCAACACCCGCACGGCGTTCTACTCGCCAGCGCGGGACCTCGCGTACGTAGGACCCGAGGTAGTTAAGCGCGCTATGCAAGCGCTGCGTACCGAAAGCTGGGAGCCGTGGCTGAAAGCCTTCCTAGACGCCCACGGTATCTCCGAAGATACACTTATCGAAACTGAAGCGCCGCGGAAGCTGGCACTGGCAATGAACCAGATTATCCGCGCAGAGACGCCGCCCAAGGCATTGGAAGACTCAGGCTTCGCGGCTTTGTCCGCGGAGATCCAGTTGCTCTTCTACGCCCGGATCGGGCAAGTGTTCCTGGCGGCGTTGTGGAGTGCGGTAAAGGACACACATGCACCTGATGACACCCCTCCGCCAACTATTGAAGATATTTTGGCAGCCACTGAGACCGCCCTGCCCGAGCAGGTACGCGAAAATGTCTGAGTGGTTCCCGCGCTTGGGCCAATACTTCTCGTTTCCGCGCGACTATACCGTGGTGGATACAGAGACTAGCGGACTCCAGCCAGCCGTAGCCGAGATCTGCGTGATCGGGTTGACCGTCGTTCGCGGCGGTCAACCCGTTTCGACGCGGGAGGATTACGTTAACTGGTTTGCTGACGCAAGCGTCGACCGTGACGCGGTGGAAAAGCGGCTACTCGCTACCCAGAAGGTGATGGAGGGCAATAACAAGGCTTTCCTGCACACCCGCTCCAAACTAGAGGCGGCAGGTCGACCGCCAGTGGAGGTATTCTCAGAGTACCTCGCCCTGTTCGAGGACCTGGAGGCGCGGGGGGAAGTACTGGTAGCGCATAACGGCATCGCCTTCGACTTGCCGTTTTTCGTGGCGCACTTCCACAACGTGCTTAAGGTGGACTGGAAGTTCCGTGAAGACCTAGTGTTCGACACAGGCATCGCGGTGAAAGCCAGCCAGATGCCAGACGTGCCGTTCCCCCGCCCAGAAGAGTCCCTGTTCACGTTTATGCAGAGGATTGGTAGGACGCCCCGGAAGATTAGGTGGGCGCTGGATAAGTACTGCGAAGAGACGTGGGGATTAACGAAGAAAGCAGGGGTGTCGCCAGGGTTGGCGCACACCGCTGGCGTAGATAGTCTACTGACCGCAACCTTAATGGAAGAGATACGAAAGCTAGCAAAGCCTTCTGATGGCTAAAGAAAAATTACGCATCTTGAGCTTGGATCCTGCCACACAGTGCGGATTCGCTCACACCGAAGGTGCATCCGGCACCTGGAATCTTTCTGTCCGGAGGGATGAATCCACAGTCATGAGATTGATCCGGCTGCGCGCCGCGCTAACGAAGATTAAATCAGAGCATGGTATAGACCTGCTCGTAATGGAGGTAGCGCGTAATTCCAAATTCGGGAACGCGGTCAAGATAGCTGGACAGATCCAAGGCGTCATCGAAGTTTGGTGCAGCGACAGCAAAATCGAGTATCGCGGCTACTCCCCGAAAGAGATAAAGAAGCACGCGACTGGGAACGGTAACGCCGACAAAGACGCCATGGTCGCCGCTGCTGAGAAGAAGTGGCCAAAGGTAAAGATCGTTGATAACAATCACGCAGACGCCCTGTGGCTACTAGACCTAGCTAGCTCAGAGTACGGTGACCTAACGAAAGAGAAATAATGCCGATAGACAAGCTGCTAGAAACTGGTACGCTGCAGCCTACGCCAGCTGGACTACTGCGATTGGAGGGCTGGTCGGATAACTCGATAGAGATCTTCCTCAGCGCGATAAACACTGTTGCGGCAATCGTAAACGGGCAAATTAAAGATGCGACACCGTGCTATACCACGACGGCGCAGGGTGGCGTATCGGTGTAGCGGACACGTACCTCACCGCCGAAGCGGTCAGCACCGAGAACCGCAAGCCCAGGAAAATCATCGTGCACCCCGCACCTACAATTTCATCTCAGGAACAAAATGTCTGAGAAACGCAGCAAGTACATTAAGGTCAAAGACCTCACCCGCGCGCAGGTACACGCGCAGCAAGAGGCGCTCAAAATCTTGGGTATGACTGCGGACGCGCAACTCAAACTCGATATAGCCAAGCGCACGTATAAACTCGCGTGTCGCCTCGCACAACTAGATTTTGATGATGTCCGAAAGAATACCTGATACTCCTGGTAAACTCTGGGAAGATACCCACGAGAAAACCCCCGCGCCCGTAAAGCCCGCGAAGTTCAGTCTCGCAGAGCTTGCGGCGGATTATCACTTCTTCAACCACGGCGCGATCTTTACCTTTGGCGGGTTACGGTTTCCTGAGGAGGACCCGCTGTCCGATTGGTACGCCCTACAACCTAAAGGCACACCCGTAGTGCGCGAGGCGTTTACTACCCGGTTATTCTCTGGGTTAAACACCCTCGCGGGCAGGGCAACGTGGGACCACACCCTCTGTGCGGTGCGCCACGAAGACTGGCACAGCCTCTGGACATTCCTATGCGGTACTGCCCTAGTGGACCGGAAGGCACGGACCTATAAGCAAGTATTCTCTGGGGATATTGCAATCGCGGACCCAGTGTATACAGAGCGGTTCAACCCGCTGCTGACCGAGATACCGGTGGTAACGGTCACCGTGTTCTGTGTGGAGGGGAATAACGAGCGGTGGGAGCTACACTACGAAACAAGATTCACTCCTACAAAGTTCGTTAAAGTTCCTCCGAGAAAGATCATCCAAGAGAAAGCCGCGTTAATCCTAGACGGCGATCTTACGGTGGTGAAAGACAGAGAGAACCCCGCAATGGTACAAATGATGCGCGAAGCACTAGAAGGTAAACATGCACGTTGAATTCAAACTGCCAGGACCCATAGAGGGCGACTGGCAACTGATTGACGAGGAAGGCAAGGTCATTGCCTCCTCCAAGGATCACCCGCAAGCCCTGTTGGTGGTCGAGCCCTTTTTCTACAAGGGGGCGTACTCGCAAATCTTGGCGCGTACCCTAACAGTGGGCAAGAAGGGCAAGGAGGCGCGGAACGCGCTTCGGGTCGCCTCGTTAACCGGCAAGATTACAGCGGAAACCGCCACCGCCCTGCCCGCAAAGATCGTGCCTAAGTTTGACACGCAAGCGCGGGACCCAAAGGAAGCAAAATGAGCGGTGAAGTTGAAAACCTACTAGCGACACTCGACTCAAAAAACTTGTCGACCACCAGCGGAACCTATGGCTGGGCTGCATCGGTCATTCGTGGATTAGTCAAGCAACTTGCCGCCGTCCAGGCGAAGGTTGAAAATCTGCTTGAACACAACCGCGACTTGTGCATCAAGCTGGAAGCAGCTAACGCGGTTTGCAGAGAGAAGGACGAGGATGCTGCGGAGCAGGCTAGCTTTGTATGTCCTGGATGTCAGCGTAACGAGGTGCATAAGATGTGCCCCGCGTGCCACACTCCGTTCTACATGAGCGGGGTGGCGTTCACCCCAGAGATCGAAGTGCTGTTTCCGCCGATGCGGGCGCGCATCCCAATATCCGAGGAGAGAAAAGACAAAGCCACTGTTGAGGCGCGGGCCGAGAGGCTGGAGGCGTTGTACCGAGAGGCGAGGCACGATTATCTCGACGCATTGTCTTGTGGAGAACTTGAAACTGACAATGAATTTGACGCCGCTACCGAGGCCGCGATCAAGGCTGCGAAGGAGGGGAAAGAATGAGTGAACCAGAACATATTAGTCACGACGAAGCCCTAGAGATCATCCGCAGGCTAGGACAAGCTTTCAGGTTTGTGGATGAGGTTGTATCCACCGAGGGCGTTAACCACCAAATCTGGGTGATCTACGGGCACGCCGGACAACAGTCGCCGCCTACTATCCAGCGCTACAGTGATATGGAAGCGCTCTCTGCACTCATTATAGACCTGCGCGCCCGCCAAAACGCCACCGCAGACGTACACTACTGGATGCACGTCTTCTACGGACAACGGTGGCCCATTCAGAAGGGCAGGGTCTGGCAGATTTGGGACGGCAAGCAGTACGTACCGATTGAGGGTAGCACCTTACCACCAGTCCTAGACGAATCCGGTAGCTTGTTTGAGAGGGTGGACCTGGATCGCGTACTAGCAGATAACCCTGAGGTCGCACCGCAAGAGCCAGAGCACGAAGTGCACATTCGCCCGCAAGTTATCGGCGAGCCCGGGGATGATGACGAAGACATCGCACGTCCTGGGCAGGACCCAGAGCTGATGTAAACTGAACATCGCTTTAATTCGCGGCATTATAAACTGGAGAAGGGTTTATTCTTCTCCAGTTTTTATTTGTCGGACGCCAAGACTATTAGAAGGAAGTACCGAAATGAATAACGCTTATTGCGAGAAGTGTGGTGGACGCTGGTTGCCGCGATGTCCCGGCGAGTCATATGGCTCATGCCCGTGGTGTGAGATCCGTGAGCTACACCAGCAACTCGCCGCCGCCGAGGCGCGGGCCGAGCGGCTGGAGGCGTTGTATCGTGAGGCGAGGCGAGCACACTGCTACAGCCTAACGATAGATCATAACGTGCGGGAGAAATGGGAGTCTGAATTCAACGTCGCAACAGACGCTGCGATCCGAGCGGCGAAGGAGGAGACGAAATGAACGAGAAATACCTAGACCAACTCAAGAAACTCAACGCGTGCGGCGAAGCCTGCGAGTGGCTCTCAAAACAGAAAACTCCTGCTCAAGCGTGGCGCGACTGCACGCGGCCCGATTGGCTGTTGTGGTACGCTGGCCGAGTCAGCGGCAAGGCGGGAAGTCACGGCAGGCGCAAATTGGTGCTCTGTGCCTGTGAGTGTGCGAGGCTGGCGTTGCCATATGTCGAGCGAGGAGAACAACGACCGCTACAGGCAATCGAGACGGCGGAGCAGTGGGCCAGGGGTGATTCGGGTGTGACGCTGGAGAAGGTGCAAACAGCCGCCTCTGCCTTCGCCTATGCCGCCAATGCCGCCGCCTATGCCGCCGGCTATGCCGCCCGTGCCGCCGCCTATGCCGCCGCCGATGCCGACGCTGCCGCCGCCGCTGCCGATGCCGCCTATTCCGCCGCCGATGCCGCCGATGCCGCCGCCTATGCCGCCTATGCCGCTTATGCCGCCGATGCCGCTTATGCCGCCAATGCCGCCGCCTATGCCGCCTATGCCGCCTATGCCGCCTATGCCGCCGATGCCGCTGCCGCCCGAGAAAAGATCGATGCACAGATGTGCCAGATCGTGCGCAAACATTACCCGCGATACCCGAGAGAGGCCGCGCTCCGAGCGGCCAAGGAGGGAACGAAATGAACGAGAAATACCTAACCCAACTCAAGCAACTCAACGCCTGTTGGGATGCCGTAGAGTGGTTTGTCGAACAGAAAACGCCCGCGCAGGCGTGGCGCGACTGCACGCGGCCTGATTGGCTGTTGTGGTACGCTGGCCGAGTCAGCGGCAACACGGGAAGCGATGCGCGGAGACCGCTAGTGTTGTGTGCCTGCGAGTGCGCGAGGCTGGCGTTGCCGTATGTTGCGGTTGGTGAGTTGCGGCCGCTACAGGCAATCGAGACGGCGGAAGCGTGGGCCAGGGGTGATTCGGGTGTGACGCTGAAGAAGGTACACGCTGCCGCCGATGCCGCCGCCTATGCCGCCTATGCCGCCGCCTATGCCGCCTATGCCGCCGATGCCGCCTATGCCGCCGATGCCGCCGTCTATGCCGCCGATGCCGCCCATGCCGCCTATGCCGCCGATGCCGCCGATGCCGCCGCCTATGCCGCCTATGCCGCCGATGCCGCCTATGCCGCCTCTGCCGCCGCCCGAGAAAAGATCGATGCACAGATGTGCCAGATTGTTCGCAAGTATTACCCGCGATACCCGGAGGCCGCGATCCGAGCGGCAAAGGAGGCGAAGTGATGACTCATTTTGGTGATCCGTGTATCCATTGTGGCATTACACACGACGACGTTCCAGTTGTAGGAAGGCAGGGATGAATGGTAACCATAACTAAGTTGCGGTGTCTACCTCTTGAGACGCCACGTCCAGCAGCAGAGAAGACTCACAAGTATCGCTTTCAGGACGATCGCTGTACTTGGGTGTCTGGGTGGCGGGTACGCTATCCAGTGAGTACGCGGCGCTGGTGGGTGCACGCGAACATCATCGGCGGAGACGACCCAACCCAGGCACCGTTTGAGTGTTTTACAGACGCAGAGTACGAGACAGTGCGCGGCGCCACAGTATTTACAACAAGTGAAGTAAAAGACGCCACGCCAGTATTAAGGAGTACGTAGAGAAGTAATGGAACCTGTATCGCAGGCGGAGCTTGCGACCGTAAGTGTGAGTGATGAGAATCACTATCCCGCGTCAGCAGAACTGACGACCTTGCACCTGGGTGGCGATTTCGCTGCCGTGCACGCGCGTGAAACATCTGAGCAGCCACAGGAAGGGCTAGCGACACCAGAAGTCAGCACCATGGCTGACACGATGTTCCACGACTACCTCCAGGGATGCCCCTGGCCAAAAGAAACATTTTTCAATAAGAGCGGACCGGACATCTTGCAAGCAGTGCGACTGACTTGCCAGAAGATCAATTTCGCGCGAACTGAGGACGGCGTGGTACCGCTGAATATCCTGGAGCTTGCTGACGTCATCGAAGAGCAAACCCGGAACTTGTCCTCTCCGTTGCGGATCTTGTGCACCTGGACCGTACTCGTACGGATTGGTGTGCGCAAGCTGCAGCGTGATTTACGCGGATTGATCGCCACTGTGCCGATGCCCTCGCAGGGCACAGTAAAACTGTCGCAACCAGCTGACACCGTCGGTAAGACGCACTATGTGGTGACCCACTTGCTCGGCGAGAAGTTTCTCTGCCGTGGCTACTCAATGCACATTACGTGCGACGGTGACTGGATTCTGGGCGGTCCGGAAGGCAATCGATGGCATAAGGATTTGTGGTTGACGCCAGGCATTCAAAGCGTCGACTCGATCCTCTCCGCCAAGCAGCGCAAGATAACTCCGCACGGGCGGGGAGCCTCTGGCAAAGAAGCAGCCTTCGTTAAGCGGACGCTTGACGATACCCGATCACGGCTTGAGCGAGCTCGCCGTGACGCAGGGATTAAGGCTGAGAACTTCGGCGCTGCGCACGGTGCGCGGTTGGATCTCGAGAATACCGCGATTATGGTCGCCGCGCTTGCGTGCGTTCGTGCCATGATTGCGCAGGTCTTGAGCGCCAAGGAAGACCACATCCTTGACGACATCGCGGGCCGCCAAGGGCTGACTAAAGCGGCGCTCACGCAAGCGCCTGCCTTAGCCGGGCCAGAGGAAGCGGCGTTCCAGCACCACGTCTCGCGACGTACCCACGCAAATGACGCGTACCGCGCGTCTGGCAGGTTCGTGATTCCTCAGGGGTATATGGTGTTCGCTCCCCAAGGCGTACCCAGTACAATTCCAGAGGAAGTGCGTACAGTAATCGCGGGGGTGCACGGTGTTGCGGTAGGCGCAGAGAGCTTAGCGTCGTTTGATTACGGGCAGCTCAGGCGCTCTCCCGCAGCGCTCTCCGACGTCGAAGACCTGACCCCGCTGATTGACGCGTGCGGCGTCTCAGTTGTACGCGGCGAGGTGGTCAACGACATGGAGTTGGTTCAAGAAGAGGGTGGCGAAGAATACATGCGGTACTACGTGACCGGCAGAGAGCCACAGGAAATGCTGGTTGCAGAGTTTCTCAAAGGCGTTACGGTGAAATTCCTGCCGATGGTTATTCGCTGCAAGCGGCAGCGCATGTTTCCCGAAGACATGCAGGGAAGCCAGAACGGTATCTATTTCGCGATGTCCTTTGAGGACGTAGCGGAGAGGTTCATACCGTGCAAGACGCGCTATACGAACAAGTCCGAGTAGTCAACTTCGTGGGATCGGGCGATCCCACTATTTGGCTTGAGGACAATAACGGCGAGTACAGCCCCCTCATCATCCCGCTATGGTCAGCGGACTTCCCCAAGTCCCTGGCTGTATATATGACCGAGAGTGGCGAGATCGGCGTAGCTTTAACCCGCAAGGCTATGTTGCGTACCTGCCGGAAGTTGCTTGAGGAGGAGAATACCCTGTGGTTTTGCAATATTCCACTGGAACGCTTTCTTGAAGTAACGGATGCGGACCCGCAGTTATTCCAACGTTGAAGGGACCTGGCATGGGTGTAAGAAACGTGAATAATGAATGGTTGCCGATCGTAGAGCGCCTGCAGGACTACGAAGCGAAAACCGAAACAACGGGTAACGATGATGCGCAAACTGTCTACGATTTCGCTAGACTCGGGCGAGTCGAAACGGATCCTATACCGACAGAGTTAGTGCGTCCGCGGCGGCAGCCAAACATACAGAAGTTGTACGCAATGGAGCTCGATAGCTTGTTCCAGTTGTACAATGGCTTTCATCCGCGCTAAAGGGTAAACTAAGGATCCTGGGTGGGGCAGTTGTGCTCAACCCAGGATTCTTTTTTTAGCTATTGGAAACTAAGGCGATAATATGCCTCTAGCACGCGATAAGTTCTGGGATCGGGGTAACGGCTCGGCGGACGCGCAATTTAATCCAGCAGAGTACCACGACCCCTCCGAAGAGCACCTGGCATTAAGTAAAACCACTATGGCTGAGCAGTTGCCTCCCGGTATTATGGGTGCGCGCGGCACGGTGATACGCAAGTCCACTATGGGTGGCAAGCCTATCGGATGGGACCCGAACGGCGTGGCGTTGCGCGTAAACATTGATCCAGATATTCCTGGACAGGGTTTTGTGATCGACCCCACGCAGATATCAGAAGCGATGGCGGCAGCTGCAGTACATAATTCAGGCATTAACGCTGCAGAGTCCTTAGAGGACTTTAGGTTTCGCGCCTCCGCTGCTATGCGGGAGTTCGCAATCTCGAGTACTTCCGACGCTGTTCCTAATAGTCGTGCTGGTGCCCGCGTAGCCCCTGTAGCTATGCCTGGCGTATACGTTGTGCCCGCCTCTACAACTGGCGGCTCACAGATAATTAACCCTCCGCAATCAGTAAACACGTCACAAGGCGTCCAAACAAAAACCCCCGCTACTATGGCAAAATCCATCCCAGGCTTCGAACCAGATAACCCTACTACCGCGTACGTAGCGCCGCCTACACCCCCGCAATCACCCCCGCGAGAAGAATCAGTTGCCGCTAAGCCAGCGTCCCTGTTTGCCTCTATGGGCAAGGCGAAACCAGCGCCCGCGCGCGCAGAGCACGAGGGGCACGCCACCGCGAGCGCCCCTACGTACAAGCTGACGATGGAGATTAAAGACTCGCCCATCAGCAGCGAGATGTGGTTCCACGACGTGATTCGTAACGAGCACGTGCTCGCGCTTTGTTACGATACGCGGTGTGTAGGTTTCCCGAGGACGAGAATCCGCTTACAAGCTGAGGATATCGCAATTCACTTGGCGGGTAGTGTGGAACTCTACATCTGCACTGACCCTGGCATCAGTTTCGTGCACAACAATGACGAAATTACAATCTACTTGATTAAGAGCACCCACCCGATGCAGCCCGAAAACGCAGTGCCGCAAATACCAGGGCTACTGTAGAATGACGGAACATTTTGTGCTTGTGAACAAAGTTACCTTAGCGGATATCCGGGGGCTTGAGATGGAAAAGCGTGGAGTTATCGCACCAGGCGTTACGCCTAAGATGGACGAAGAAGTCAAAGAAGCGGTAGCGAGAGAAGCAACGATTAATAAGATACAGCGGATTAAGCAGCTCGAAGAGGACGCTGTAGCGCGGATCATCACGCAAGCCAAGGCAAAATAATGTCATACGAAGACCCAGATTTTTCAGGTAATCGCGAGTGGCCGGATCCGTTCAACGATGTGGCATCAACCTTCATGCCCACGTCGCTCGAAAACGCTTTCCGGTGGTGCTACGCGCCAGATACGCTAGTGGAGTATGCGCACCTGCAATTTAAAGAGATTCAGCACATCGCACCAGGCGATCTAGTACCTACCAAAGGCGGAACGTTAGAGACTGTGCGCAAAACGAGTCGCCGCAGCGTTAACGAACGTATAGTAACTCTTGTAGTTAACGGTTTCGGCAAAAATCTGCCAACGCGGCTGACTGCGTCGCATAAGTTATGGGTCATACGCAATCCTGGGTTAAAACGCACGCCAAACATCGCCAACCTTGAACTCGTAGCCGCTGGCGAACTGTCCAAGGGTGACTATATTTTCTCACCGACACCTTTTCGTAGTAATCCGCCAGTAGCTGCATCGCAGCCGCCGGGATGGGGACACAAACTTCCAAGATTCTCGGGTTGGTTGTTTGGCATATACATTGCCGAGGGCTGCAAACTTGCAAACAATAATGTTTTACTGGCTTCTCGCTTTACGCTAGGACGGGACGATGAGCATACCGGTATCCTGGCGCGCGTTATACGCGAAGCAAGCGAGCAAACCGGTACGCCACAGAAGTCGTATACACCGCTGCAGCGTCCCGAAATACGCTGTGTAACCGTGCACGACGTCGAAATGCCCAGTTGGATGATAGAGCACTGCGACGAGCACGCGCTAGACAAAAAGCTGTCTCCGTGCGTATACGGCTATGACGATGACTTCTTGCTTGACATGTTGGCTGGGTGGATAGACGGGGATGGCTGGGTCAGCTACACAGCAGATAGAAAACTGCGCGGGCTGCACGGTTGTACTTCGTCTAAGATTTTAGCGTATCAAATGATGCGCATAGCAGAGCTAGTGGGGCTTTGTCCTACGCTTTGTTGTGCACGTGCGCGCCTTACTTCCTTTGGCAAGACTTCTGCGTCATATCAGCTGAATTTCAATGCTGGCGACGCGCTGCGATTCGTAGGGCGCTCGGAAAAGTTACGTGCAGCTAATATACCAGCGGCAGACTTTCAAGCAGGGCGCACATTTCTTAAGAACGTTCTAGTTGAGGGTGGGATACTTAGGCGTGTAGTCAGCGCAACACAGTATAGCTATAGCGGCGATGTGTGCAACTTTGAAGTTGCAAATGACCATAGCTATATCGCCAATGGCGCGCTGGGCGCTAATTGTGAATACATTCTACTTTCGGACGGCGTCTACCGCTCTGCGATTGACCGCGTTGTTTCGTACTTCATCACGGACGTGCAAATCGAGGGTACCGATCGTGAAAGTAAGGACAAGTACGTAGAATTTCTTAATAACACCCTGGGCATTCACGCGCTGCTGCGTACCGTAGCACTGGACTACCTTTGCCTACACGGCGATACTCTTGTACCTACGCGCAATGGCGTATATCCGATACGTAATTTAGTAGGACAGACCGTAGACGTGATATCGCAGGGAGGCGTATACCGTCCTGCGCGCTTTAAACATTACGGGCGACAAGAGTTGCTGGAGGTAGTATTTAGCGACGGGCGCAAAGTGCTCGCAACGCCTGAACACCAATGGATCATTAAGAACTTGTCCGACAAGGAGGCGCGCGTACCAACTAGCGCGCTTCGTAAAGGACATAGGATTGAGCGTACTGTTGCGCCGCGTCCAGAAAAAAATGCTGACTACCACGAAGGTGTATGTCACGGCTTCGTATTCGGCGACGGGTCGCCAGCTAAGCTGCAGAAACGGCGCGGTGCTATAGACTTGTGGAAAATACACGGCTTACCCGCGCACTATAAACAGCTACCAGCTACAGACGCATCTGCTAGCTACTGGTACGGCTTTGTAGCTGGTTTTTTGGCAGCAGACGGTAGTGTAGATACGCACGGCTGCTGCGTGTTAACGCAAAAATCACGCGCTGCTCTTGAGGCAATCGAGGCGCAGCTTCCACGCATAGGTATGGTGGCAGGTCCGATTAGGTCGCAAGAGATGGTTGTGCTGTTGCCTGAGTATAAAGGCGTGCGTCGGAAACATGCGCTTACCATGCACTATATGACGCTGCTGAAGCGTTTTATGACCGTTGAGGATCTGCTGATTGAGTCGCACATCCGCAAGTTCAGCGCTGGCACAGCAGATACTGCGTACGGTAAATACGTCATGGTTAAATCTGTTTCGCGTACGGGCATCGTAGACGACGTATACTGTTGCGAAGAGCCAGAAACCCATTCGTTTGTAATAGACAACGGAATCATAACATCTAATTGCTACGGAAATTTTTTCTGCTCTGTCATTGTCCCCTTTAGACGTTCGTTGTCGTGTCCGGGGTGCGGCTTCGAAGCGCCGCTGAAACAGATCCACGGTAATCAGAAGTTTGGCTTCTCGTGGACGGGCTACGAGTTCTCTGCTACGTGTCCCTTCTGCCAGTACGGCGGTAAGTGGACGCATATCGACCGGCGCGCTACCCAAGAAGACGACGTGATTGTGAAACGGTGGAACCCGCACGAGCTCGATCTCATATGGGACCCGTACACCGATCAGGTCTCGCATATCTGGAAGATTCCCCCGCACTTAAAGCAGTACGTTGCGAAGGGCACGCTATTCCACTTGGAGCGCACTCCGTACGAAGTACTGCAAGCGATTAAGAACAACAACCACATCCAGTTTGACAAGGACGTGGTTTATCACGGTAAAGAGCCGACCCTCTGTGGTATTCTCAATAAGGGGTGGGGCATTTCGCGGGTACTCACAAACTTTCGGCAAGCGTGGTACTTACAGGTTCTGCGCAGGTATAACGAGGCGATCGGGTTGGATTACATCATCCCGTTCCGAGTGATTACCCCTATGCCGCGGGCAGGTAATAATGCCGAGGGAATGAGTGATCCGTTGTTTACCTCGGACTTCGGCGGGATCACACAGCAGATCAATGGTATGCTGCGACAGAGGAAGCGCAACCCTACCTCGTGGTTCTCTTTGCCCTTCCCGGTGCAGTATCAGGCGCTAGGCGCAGAGGCAGCCTCTATGGCACCCCACGAGTTGATGGATCAAGCGCTGGATACCCTGTTGACTGCGGTGGGTGTGCCCGTGGAGTTCTACAAGGGCTCGCTCACTATCCAAGCTGCGCCCGCCGCGTTGCGTTTGATGGAGAGCAACTGGTCGCACCTGACTCGTGTGCTCAATAACTTCCTACAGTGGTTGGTTAACAAGATCTCTATCGCGCTCAACTGGGACGAAGTAACTGCTACCCTGGAACGCCCACAACACGCAGACGACCTACAGCGGCAATTAGCTAAGCTACAGCTGATGATGGGGCAGCAGATTTCTCAAACTACCGGTCTCAAGAGCGTCGGTCTCGTCTTCGAGGACGAGCAGAAGCGGATGCAGGAGGAGCAAAAGTTTGTCGCAGAAGAAGGGCAGAAGACCCAAGAAGACCTACAAGCTGCCGGTCTTGGAGAACAGATGGCGCAGGGGCAACAACCAGGACAGCCAGGTGCCCAGCCCGGACAACCAGGCGACCCAAGCCAAGGTGGTGCGCCTCCAGCAGGCGGTTCGCCACAAGGCGACGCGGCGTCGGGCCAAGCTGCGACAGCGCCTGTTGACCCGATCCAAGCTGTTCTGGCGAATATCCCGCCTGCTGGGCAGGCGCAGATGCCGCCCCAAGAGTTAGAGCAGCTTGCCAACGCTGTTGCACAACAAGTGTTCGCGCTACAGCCGAGCCAGCGCATACAAGCACTGCGACAGCTCAAACAGAAGAACCCAACTATCCATTCCTTGGTCAAGAGTTTGCTCGAATCATTGGATCAGCAAGCTAAAGCTAAGGGGAAACAACTGGGGCAGCAGCAAGCGCAACAGACGCAGCAGCAGTCGATGGCACCCCCACCTGGGCAAGGTATGCCAGGCGGCGCGCCTCCGGGACAATAATTGATGGCAGAGAAGCTAGGCATATGCACCCGGTACCTGGCGCGGGAAACGACTTTTGCTGGCTTACAGCTAGCAGACCTATCCAAGCGCCACGGTACCCCCACTGCTGTGATCGCCCGAGACGACTGCAACACAGGCATATCTGGGTGGGATCGGCACGTTGTGGACGAGCGCCAAGGCGGCACCCTCGCGTGGCTTAAAACGTGCGACACTATCATCTGGACAGCTGTCCCAGACATAATGGAACTGGTGCACGCCAGAGACCTGGGTATAACCACTGCGCTCCTTGTAAGCTGGGAAACGTTACACCCGTTCCACGAAGGAACCGTGCGTGAGATAAACAAGCTTATCTTGCCGTATAAGTGCGTCTCCAGGGCGGTGCAAGCACATTGGTACATGCCCAACGTGAAAATGATTACCATGCCGTGGGTCCTCCCTGCGCCCCCGTGTTTGCACGACCCCATGCGCAAAGGGTTGACCGTACACTTCCCCCTGTACGACTCGCAACCGCAGCGCGCAGACCAATCAATCTTTCGGTTAATGGAGCGGGTCCTGCAGGAGTTTAAGGAGGCGCGCGTCTCTGTAGCGTGTGGACACCGGTGGTCTCGCTCCTCGCGACGGTTGCTAAAGCGCCTGAAACGTGATTACAATAATCGTTTGGTTACTTACGGTCCACCCGACCTTTACGAGCGGCTGCAGCTCTTCGGGGCGGCGGACTTGACCGTGTGGGCTCCCCGGTTTGAGAGCTTCGGGCTGGTGGGGCTTTCCTCCCTCGCGATGGGCACCCCCGTAATCTCGTGGGATATACAACCACAGAACGAATACCTACACGCGTGGAAAAATGCTGTATTAGTTCCGTGCGCTACAAGTGATAATTGGTTAGGTGTACCTGAGGTCGTTGGAGGGTACCCGCAATTCGAAGAGCTTTTGCTCGCGACACTACGCGATCGTGCCTTGTTGGCTAAATTGAAGAGTGCCGCGTCCAACGGATTAGACGCCAGGCGCAAAGCATACGACGCGAGCTGGCAGGAGTTTAGCAAGAAAGATTAAGAATGGCTGTTCCGAATCAAGCGACGTGGCGTGCCCGCGTCAACAAGATGCACGCTGATGGTATTATTTCTTTTCCCAAGGTTGGAGTGCTCGCTCCCCCGAGAATCGTAGGGCGCCCCATTCCAGAGAGTGTGTTGAAGCACGGGTCTGCACCTACGCCTCCCGCGTACACACCTACACCCGCGGCACCTCCCGTAACCCTGCCGCCGCTCCCCGCTCCTCCCGAAGCGGAAGCGCCGCTGGCATTACCACCACAACGTAAACGGACTATCTAGTGAACACGAAGGCGCGCCCGGTGGACCTCGATCGGAGACCCGGGCGAAATCACCCGTGTCCGTGTGGCAGCGGTAAGAAATCTAAAAAGTGCTGCTACGGACCACAAGACAATACGCGCATGTCCGTGCCGTATACCCCGATGAGCGAGATGCTACCCTTGACTACTGCGCTAGAGCTCAATTCTGCGTTTATTCGTCGGTGGGGTTATACCCCTGGGCTGGCTGAGCGCAGCGTAATGGTGGACGGCACAGAAGACGAAATGGTCGAAATGGTTGTCCGTAAGCTCCTCTCGGTTAATGCGGCACCGCAGTGGATTGCGGCGGTGCGAGAGCTAAAGATGCTCGTTACAGGGATGAACGTCAAAACTATCACGGATGCGGAAGCAGACGCGTGGAACAAGTTCGTAGAGAGCCACGCACAGGAGCTTCCAGAGGAGATGCCATGCCTACCGGGGACTACCCAAATCACTACGTAAGTCCATCGGGTGTATTTCAGCGGACGCCAATGTGGCGCCAGGACTACTACGATACGTTTGTGGAACCCACCGCGCACGATCCTGCGTTAGTAGCACGGCTGGATAAGATTGAAGAGAAGCTGGATCGGCTCTTGCTGATGGCAGAGCTACAGCAAAGCCACCCAGAGCTTAAAGTTGAGTCGACAGAGTTGGTCAGGAATTTAAGAGGGATACGAATCCGTGAATGATGTAACAGAATTGCTGGCGCTCTTTATGAGCCAGTACCAGGTTAAGCAGATGCAGGTTGTAGGGTTGGAAGAGCAAGCCTCTCCCGCGCCGCTGGACAAACTCGATGCGCAGTTAAGCGATCAGGCAGCAAAGCTGGCAGCGCGGAAGGGCATCGAGCACTTCGTGGAGTTCTGTCGTCAGTTCCTCCGGGAGCACCCGCCTGAGACCCACATTATGCTGGCGCAAGGATTCGGGGTGCGCTTGCGGGGCGGCTACGCTGTAAGCCTCACTCCGCCCGAGTACGAGTCGCTTGGCGGGGTGATGGAGAACGCCCCCGCTATTCCAGTGACCGTGGGAATGAGTTCGCCAGGACAGAGCGGGATTGAATACACTCCGAGCTTCGCGGTGACTGGTAACCTGCCGCACCCAGGGTTGCGTGGACCTGGTGCCTAAACCGCGCGCGAATTTACGGCATTATAAATTAGGAACGGGTCCGTATTTCTCCCCAGAATACGGACCCGTTCCTGTAAGAAAGCAATGCCCTGCTTCCGCGTACCAGGTCATTGCAGCTATAATAGTGAAAACGATAGCACTACGCGGGAACGGCAAAGATGAAAACGCTGGTACTGGACGATTTAGTAGTAGGAAACGCTGTCACAATCCTACGGGGTCCGATAGAAACCGTGATGATGCCGCCAATGATGCTCAACGGCGAAGCTCCACCAACTATCGACACAGCGGTTCCGGGGCGGATATTCCTTATCGAGGCCATCGATATGAATAACCGATTGATTATGCTGAAAGCTTTGGATGGGGGCGGGCGCACTGAGACAAAGCTACAGCAGGCGGGTCCACTTATGGCGCTCTTCCCAGAGCAGAGTAAGCCGGATACCTACATGTACAAGATTGACGAAATTGCAATGGCTGCGGTTAGCCAAGATTGGTTAACTGCTTATGTGCGCAACTTCTGTGCACATAAAGGAGGCGCGGGTGACGTATCGGGAAGAACAGCGCGAAAAGCGCGACGTACCGATGACAGTAAAGTGGCGGATGCGGCACGGATCAGTAGCGAAGATGGACCTGCCGAGTGAGCAGGCGCGGCGCCTACGGGTAGGCGACAACGTGACAACTTCAGCCGGGTTGGCGCGTGTGTGGGAACTCTTCTGGCACTCGAAGAATAGTGCTACGGCTACTCTGGAACTAGTCTAATGGCAGAACGCGCACCGCGTAGAGTTGTAGTCCGTGGCGAGACGCCACCAAAGCCTGCTAAAGCAGAGACTTACGTTATAGATGCCACGTGTGCTAACTGCGATTGGCGCGGTCCTACTGAAGTGCCTAAGGGCACCCCTGTAAAGGTAGGAGACCCGCTGGAGCAGCTCGCGACGTGCCCTGATTGTGGGTGCGTTACTCTGGTGCGCATTACGAAGCCGCGCAAGCTGGAGGCGTCCCCGCTAAGCGCTCCTGTCCCTGCTGATTTTACGAGCGAGTTAGCGCGAATGGTGCGTGAGGCTTATAGGCCGCAGATAACTACTCCGATAGCTACTCCGACCGTAGGTCCGGCGTGGATTGGGACGTACTCGAACGGGCCGGCATATCCAACAGCGTCGCCATACACTATGACTAGCGGGTCACACGGGATGATAAATCCCAGTATCGCGGACTAACGCGAATATCAAAATAATGAATCACTGCGCCCGGCTGGTCACCAGCCGGGCTTTTCTTTTTGGTGGAAGGCAATTTGTGATATCTGCTTTACTGCCGTACCTGTTGGGCGAGAAAGATCCTCGCACTTTGACGGATATGGCGCAGGCACAATTGGATACGGGGATGGCGGCGATAAATAACGACCCGGAGGTTGTTACGAAGGCGCGCGCCCTGTGCGAACAGAGGGCAACTGTGTACGAGGATTCGGAAACGCCAGAAGAGTTTCTCGCGGAGTACGACTTTACGAAGCCGCTGAGTCGGCTGGCGTTCTCGGTCTCCTGCTTGCCTGAGGCGTTGCGGAATAAAGTACTACACAACGTCTACAAGGGGATGTGCGTCTGGGTGGGCACCTCTGGTACGTGGATTGAGGATTCTCCTGGGGAGATACTCCTAGCCGGTAAGGACCGGTTACGGTGCGACGATACCTCTGGGGCAGTTCTCTCCGAGGTCGCGAAGGTCTTGGAAGAGACAGTACCTGAGGAGCTCCTGGAAGCGACGATGGAGAAGTACGTCGTAGCGTTAACTACGTACATGAAAGAAGTGTACGTGGAGGCGCAGGCGCACTTGAACTCCCTGCGGCGCGGGCTGGATTTGGTGGAGCCGCCAGAGCCAGAGGAGCCTACACAGGGTACGCGTGGTGCGCTGGAGCCAGGCGCAAAGCTAAATCTCGCGGATAACTTCAAGCACCCGACGCTTGCCCTAAGTAGCGAGCTAGTCACAATGGTCGCGTGGGTTATTGACGCGGAACCGAGTGCCGATCTGGATGACCTGGAGGACGACTACGACCTGCGGTCTCGGATTTATGGGCTGCCGCGTAATAACGCGTGCCTCCTCGTGCAAGTCGCGTCTGGCGATCACGAGGGTCTACAACTTATAGTCCACGAGGACGAATTAGCTACGTAGCGAAGCCGCTGCTTCGTAAGAAGGGGCTGGGCGTGGCCACGCAGCCCCTTCTTTTTTAGCTATCAAAACACGTTAAAAACAGGGGTTTTCATGGCATAGTATAGTAAGGAGGGATATCGGTATTGCGCTCGCGATATTGAGACGCCTCCTTCACAGTTACGTTGTACTACCGCAAGGTAGTGCAACCTCCCCTGTCATGATAGCTGGAGTGCAGTAGAAGGTCGGACGCGACGTGGCCAACAAGCTGAATGACGCGTATACGCGTCTAACTAGCCCGTGCGGTAATACGCGGCACGGAACGACAGGGGAAAGAGGGCATGGCGCGCAAGCTGCTATGCCTTTTTTTAGCTATCAGGAGGGATTAAGAGCACGGTGTTTTCGGGCATCATAATACGAGAGGGTGAGTAGCATTCGCTATCTCGTTTGTTAACTTTTTACTTTTAGGAGGTTTTCAAATGGAGGGTCGTTGGGTTCTTTACTTCGTGGCGTTTCACAAGGAATGTCAGGATGTTGCCAACTGTGGATTCGTGTGCGATTTTGATGCGTCGTCGCCCACGCGTATTTTGCGGACTAAGACGGTAGAGGGCGCGTACAAATACCACGACCTGGAAGATGCGTGGTTGGCCGGGCTGGGTTACCAGCGCGTATGCCCTGCCATGTTCTACGTTATATCCACTACGGATGGCAAATGGGCGCCGGTAATTGATGCCCCTGCTCCCACAGAAGCAGAGCTTGAGCTGCACCCTGTGTGCAGCGAGCACGCGTTGCGCTCCGCACTCGCAGAGTGCGCTTAGCACGTGCTGGCGCGCGGATGGCAGCGCAACGCAATCCTAGCCAGGTTCGATTCCTGGCACGCGCTTTGTAGACCTACCGGCGTGCTCCTCTATGTTCATGAGTACTCCGGTAGGTCTTTTACTAACCTTTTTCACATTTTGTACAGGAGATGAAAATATGAGGCAAGGATTTGTCGCTGTGCAGGAGTCTGTACCGTTGGAAACTCTCGCTTTAATATTCGCCGAGTTTGCAACTTGTAGGACTAAGTGCTGGCATTACGCAGGGCTAGCGGCGTGGTTTGTGTGTGAGCTAAGGGCGCACAACCACGAGCTAAAACTGCCGGTTGCGTACCACGACCTGCTTTGTAGTGGGTTTGAGTTCACGCTGCGCTCCGCAGGATGCAGCTTAAGCCAGGCAGAACGCGAGAAGATGATGTCCGCTGCGGTTAAACTGCTTGTGGAGCAGGCGCATCGTAAATTCGGCTCAATAGCCCATCTGTTGGAGCCGCAAAAAGGTTATCTGTTAGATCAGATGACGGCGTTACGTAAATTGGCTGCTGAACAGTGAACCTTCACGCGTTAATACGCTTTCTTTTAACTAGGAGGATTTTGAGATCATGTTACGAAAGTTTGTTTATCTATTGGTGGTGTTCTTCACCATCGTTGTGGTAGGGTGCGAAAGCGGCGCGCTGCCGCTCACCGACCGCGACAGAGGCTATTCCGAGGGGCGTGCCATGGTGCGCCAGATGCGCAAGGAGGGCGCTGGGTGGGAGCTACAACTCTACCCTATCCAGGGTGGCAGCGCGCCGCAGTACTCGGCTGAATACCAAGCTGGGTACCGGAAGGGTTACACCGACGAGCTCAAACAGCCTTAAGGAGTGATCATGTTACGAAAGTTTGCTTGTGTGATACTGGCAGTATCCGTGCTGGGTGGGTGCGCAGGACAAGCACCCACAGAGCACAAGGAGTATTCTGAGGCTGCTGCTAAGGCAGAGATGGCGCGGAGCGCGCAAGCGCGGCTGCGCGCGAACGAAGAGGCACGGAACCCTACAAATCCAGAGAGCTGGGGCCGAGTGTTTCGGATTATGGTCGCGACGGTGGTCGTGATGGTGGCGTGCGGTATAGGGTGCTGGCTGATTGTCTCTGCCGCATTGAACACGTTAATCGCGTTTATTGCTTGGTTCATCAATCAAGTTAATGAGCAGCTGAAAAAACCACCCAACTAGTAACCAGAGGTAGCCATGTGCGGGACGGCACGCGGAGCAGAAACGTTGTACGGACGGAAAGGCATAGCACACGGTGCGCAGGAGCGCACAAGCTGCTATGCCTTTTTTTAGCTATCAGAACACCTTAAAAACAGGGGGTTTCATGGCATCCTAATAAGAGAGGGAGAATAGCACTCGCTATCTCGTTTGTTAACTTTTTACTTAGGAGTTTTAACATGAAGAGTTTCGTTTTTTGTCTGTTCACTTTGATTGCGTCGAGCGCGAGCGCGCTCGATTTGCCAGTACGGTACTTTCCGGACGACACCGATCTCATGGTATCGCTACCGCTCTCCGAGGTGCGTACTAACGAGGCGTATCGCCAGCTTCGTGAAGAGTTCCTCCCAGTACGCGAGGGCGAGGAGTTCATATCGAACGACAACCGCGTTGAGTTCGGCAATATTGCCCGGCTTACTATTGCGGGCTCTCTGGTGATTGGTCCCCCGCTCGTTATCGTGCAGACTGTGCGGCCAGTTACGGCGGCTGCGATTAAAGCAGCGTGGCCGATAGCGAAGTACCAGAAAAACTTCCGTATAGATGAAGAAGTACGCGGGCAGTTCACGATTTTACGCGCGACGTACGGCGATAGGCCATCTGCTACACCTCCTACGCACGCGCCTAGCCCGGGCGTTAATAATGAGGTTGTGAGCTTACCACAAGTAGCTGGGGTGTGTGCGATAGCAGACGCGCACACGGTACTAATCGGCAACTACAACGCTGCACCAGTAGTTGAAGCTGTAGTGGCGCGCGGCAAGCGTCCAGTAGATCTGAGCCGCAACATGGTGGATGCTTTGGCGCGTATTGCCACTGCGCCTGCTAACGCGGGTGCGTACGCGTGCTTACCAACGAAGCTACAGCGCGACTGGCAGTTCCTAGAGCGCGATACTGGATTCTCACTGCCCCATGGGATAACTAAGAAGCTGCTAGAGTCTATTAACTCGGTTACGGCGATAGCCGTACCCAGGGAACGTAACGTGTGGGTAGCGAGCACGATAGCGTGCAAGTCTGGTAAGGACGCGGACGCGATAGAGAAGCTCGTTAAAGCTGTGGGTGTGGTCTGGGAGCAACAACTCGAGGATATCGAGTACCTACCAGTATCGTTGCACCAAAGCTTGTCGCGGGTGTACGTTGCGCGCAGCTTTGCGGACGTTAACGGCAACGCCATAGTAAGCTCTAACGACGTTGCCGATTGGTTCCGTGGGATTCTACGTAAAGAAGCACGCGAGATGGAGGAAGCCAACAGGCGTAAGGAGCGAGAAGGTGGAGGTGCACCGCGTAACAGCATTAAGGATCCTCATCCTTCTATGCCGCGTGACTGAAGGAGGTGGGTATGTGCTTTAAGGATGTCGATTTCCTCATCGGTCTGCTGGCGATACTCGCTGGCAACCTCGGATTGTTCGCGTCAGCTGCTGGCGCTTTCTACGGCAAGCCCGAGCTTTGGTGCTACGGGGTTGTGTGTTTCATGGGTATGAGTGGTGTTTGTATCGTTCGCATGGTCTGCCGCGGCTTTGCGAATACTCAGAAGCGGCGAAGCATTAAACGCTAAAGGATGTACGTTATGCGCGCTCGGAAGAAGACGTCTGTGCGTAATCACGTGATCGAGTGTGAGAGCCATGGAATTGACGTACTCTCGCACTTGGACTTGAGCAGAGGGGTCGGAACACTGGAGTACGAGGAGTCGGCCGCCGAGGAGTTGACGTGCCGACTTCACCCAGAAGAGGAGCGAGAACTCTTTGGTTGTCGCTGATTGTCACCACGTTTGCACTAGCCTGGGCGCGTCGTAAGACGCGAGTACCTGGGCTTTTCTTTTAGCTATCACCCTAAAAGACAGCAAGTTACGTGGCATTATAACGTGTATAGATCCATAGTATCGAGGGCTGTCGATGAGGCGCCCTACTTTTAATCACGGAGGGGGAGTGATGAAACGGATTTTATTACTTTTGCTGTGCTGCGCCGGGTGTGCGCAGCCGCAAACGCGGTCGTTTTACGCGTCCGCGTACGTACCACAAATTCACGTATGCTTTTCATTGGCGTACAGCGAAGGGACTATTGAGCGTGAAGAAGTTAACCGGCAAAGAATTACAAGTAGCGACAGAGCGTGCGCTGTCGTGCGTGAACCTGGTGTACAAGCTGTGCCTACAGCGCACGAAACTTTCTGTAGTGCAGCTCCAAGATTCGGACTTCCTCTCGGTGGGTTTTGAGGCGTTGTGGAAGGCAGCGCATTACTACAATGAAAAGGCAGAAAATGCCGCCAAGTTCTCGACGTACGCGCACGTGTGTATAGACGTAGCCTTGCGCAATCAGTTCACAGTTATGCGACACGCGTCAGCAAACACTGTCGTTGCGTCGTCGTTGGCGTACCCCGGGCTGTGGTACAGTGATGCTCCCGATACTAGGGAGCCACCAGCGTACACCGACGAACGTGAGGATCGTGCGTGGCGCATCGGTTACGTTGTCGGACAGCTCTTGCCGCGCCATCGGTATGTTTTCTTAGCCGCGTACATGTACGGTTATACGGCTAAGGTACTTGCACGAGTCCTAAAACGGACGCCTGGTAGTGTCGCAGAGGCGGCGCTCGTAGCAAAACGTCGCTTTGCGCACCTGTACCCAAGTATTGCGGCAGTACCGATACCGGCACTTCGCGCACGTTTGCGGTGGCGCGACGAGTGCCTTGCGAGCCTGTCACAATACTACCAAAGCATTTTGCGCGCAAAGTACTGCGAAGGTGTACACCTTGTGGAAATGACATCTCGTTTTAACGTGCCACACAAACAGCTGCGAGGCGATCTTTACAAGGCAGCTGACGCGATGGAGCAGGCGTGGTCCGCGCACACGAATAAGCTCGTTGCGCACTTGACCTTCAACGAGGTGTCTTGGTTTGGTTTGATGTCGGTAACTACGGCAGCGCAAGCGGTCGAGCTACACAAGTCGCCGCTTAGCGAGCGTGTGCCTGAAGCTGCGTGTTTGAGCAGCTAACTTAATTTGGTTTCTAACTCGTTCTACACGTAGGAGGAAAAACGTGAAGTACTTGCTTGTTTGTATGGCGCTTGTTGCGCTATCGATTTTGTTTCTCGCTTGGGACGTTTCGACGGCTCACGCGGATTGCCCTGCTTGCAAGAGCGGAGTATGCCCGCTCACCGAGGCACACCCAGTTGTGAGCGCGGTGGGTAGCGTTTTGGCGAGACCAGTTCAGTGGGTTCGCCGGCTCTGTCATAGAGCGGTTGGCGGATACGCCGAGTGTGCGGCATCTCAAGGCGCTACGCCAGAAAAGTGGCCGTGGTCGCCAACTCCTGTACCGCCCGCGTGCGGTCCTACTGTGCCTACGTGCGGTCCTGTGACCCCGTATACTACGCACCGTAGGGTGTTCAGGCGGCTGCGCTGGTCTTGTTGCGGCTGATCGACATTCGTTAGCGGTGCTCGCGCGTACCCCTTCGGGGGTGCGCGCGGGCCTTCTTTTTTAACTATTAGGAGGTTAAGAACCAGCAGTTATCTGGCACATTAATATGTGGACGTTCATTCATTTAACACAGGAAGGACTACAGAAACATGATGACGGCAGATCACCCCCCAATGACGGCAGATCACCCACCAATGACGGCAAGTCAAATCGCAGCTTTTTCAAAAGCGCTCTGGTTACCAGTGGTGCCCGTATGCCTCGGTGGCGTCAATAAGCTGTACGCGTGCGAGGTGAAAGTTACGCCAGATATGGGCGACAATTGGTTGGCGCACTTCAATGCGCACAATCGTAAAAAGAACAGTAGGTCGATTCGTATCGCTGAGGCAGAAATGCGCGCGGGACGGTGGGAGCTCACCCACCAGGGTATTGGGTTTGATGTGGAGCGCAACATCACTTCGGGGCAGAATCGGCTGACCGCTGGTGTCAACACAGGGTTGGAATTTCCCAGCCTTGTGTTCTTAAACTGTACTCTGGCAGAGCGCAAGGTTATCGACCAGGGCACTATGCGCAATGTGCGCGACGTTGCTTGGCTGGGCCACGGCGTTGCGATGACTACCAAAGACACCATGGCGTCGCGTGCTATGGCGTGGGGCAACGGCACTAATAAGTGTGCTCCCA